CAAGCCGCCAAAAACAGCCATGTTGCCGTTCTCAATAATTGCGGCTTTTTCTCGGTCAACTTGCGCCATAATGTCGTGCGCCCATTGGCTCATAAAGCCATCGGTGTCACAACGCTCGAACGATTCGTAGCTAGCGTCAATATGCTTAGAAGCTGAGTCGCGGTATTGTTGTGCTGTTGTCATTTTAAAATCTCCCGTTTGGTTGCGATGATTCATTATAACCACAAAAAACCACAAACAAGCAAGAGATAGTAAAAATATTTTTAGTACGGGTCAGCCTAGTTGTTTTTTCAGCAAATAAGCGATATGACCCGACACCGAACGAGACTCGGCCTTGGCTTGCGCCTTGACCTTTTCGTAGACTTCGATAGGTAGCCGCATAGTGACGAATTTGCTTGTTGTGTCTTTTTCCATAATTTACCTTTGGTTTACCAAGCGCCGAACCACACGCCGATGCCGTGTATCCATGCGACTGGGAAGAATAATGCGCCCGCAATCAGGAAGCCCCATGCGTCCTGTGCTATGCAGACAATGATGTGCGTGAGCCAGCTACCCGCTAGGATAGCCAGCAACGCGATGCCAAGTGGTTCCTGCATCGCTTGTGCCTAGAACGGCATATCGTCATCAAGGTCAGCAACGGCTGCCTTAGCAACTGGCTTGGCGGCCTGTTGGTCTTTGGGCTTGAAGCTGAATGACATGAACTTTTTGCCGTTGCTGGCGGTCTTGAGCCATGCGCTCATCCAAACCTCTTGCCCGCCCACCAAAGCGGAGCCGGTGTAGTCGGGGTGGTTGTCGGTCTCTTTCTTGTCGTTCTTAAACAACGAGCCGCTGTTGTCTTTTTGTTCGTATGCCATGTCGTTTATCCTTTGGTTAAAAAATACTGTGCGAATGTCTTGCCGTTTTGCTTTTTGTCCACCGTCTTGATTTCGTACCCGCGACCGCGTAAGACGTGAATAACCGCCGCCAAGCGGAAGCATCCGTAGTGCTCCAACGCCTCCAACGGGGTGATTGACTTGCGGTTAAGGTGGGTCAAGATAGATTCAATTTGCGATTTCATTGTTTACTCTCCTAGTTTTGCTTGCAGGGTTTTAAATTTAGCGTTCATCTCATCCAAGAACTTAATGATTTCGCTTTCCATGTCCTCAACGAACTTTTCATCACGCTCTACGCGTTTTATGAATAGTTGTCCGTTTTCGGGCATCCTTGGGTCGAAGACCGCGTAGTCACACCACTTCCGCTGCGTGCAAGACATTTGCATTTGCATTTGAGCGAAGTATTTATGCGGCACGGTTTCGTTAATAAGCGTATCAATCATCGTCGCAGTGTTGGGGCACTTAATCTCGACCAAGCCATCATTGCCCACCAAGCCGTCTGGAGAGGCTCCAACGCCCTCAATCGTCGGGTGCGGCACAAAGCCAATCTCATCGACCAAAACATTTTTACGAGCCTCATACGCGGCTCGCGCAAAAGTTTCTTGGTCTGAACCCCATTGCATCGCGGCGCTATTAAACGACTCGGCGACCTTGCCTGTGAATTTCTCAACAATCAGTTGCGCCATGTAGTTGTCGCGGCTCGCTGAGTAGCCAGATTTAGTACGCGCCATTAAATCAGCTATACGGCTTGCGGTCACCTTGCCAGCGCGAGCCGCAAACCATTCTTCTGTGCCTTGCTCCATTACAGTTCTGCCTTTCGTGCGTTTTTAGCAGCGATGATTTGCGACTTCAACTCTGGGTCTGTGCCGCACGCTTTTAACGCGATGGTGTAGTGTGTTTTTAAGTTGTCTAAACTGTCTGCGGTTTCAACTGCGACCAAGTAGTTGTTAAACACGTCTGCATCCATGACGTATTTGTACTTGCGCGTTGCCGCGTTGCCATCGTCATCTTCCGCAGCGATACCACAAGCCGCCATCACCGAGTAACGACGTGCGTATGTAAGCGCCGAGCCGTAGCCCTGTGGGTCTTGCTTGCTTGCAGGGACGTGCAGCTTGCCACCGCGTATGGTCTCGCCTGATTCGTGCATAAACACGGTCTCGACGGTTACGCCTGTCGCATCCTCTGACGTCTCTTGCAACAGCGCGATGCCGTGGTTTAACAGCGCGTCGTTGACGGCCTCCAAGCAACCGGCAAGGTCTGCGTACTTGCTTTTGAAATGCGGGTTCGTGCTAGTCTTCAATGCTGGCGCAAACTCGCGCTTGGCGGCTACAAAAGCCTTTGCTATGTGGTTCATTTCCATCCTCCTACTACTACTTCATCAAAGTGCTCTGCGCCAAATATCGTGCCCTCAAAATGCGGCATATCCTCGGCCTCCATCGCTTGCTCCAGCGACATAACCGCGTCGATATAAAACGGGCTGAGTGGGTCAACCAAGGTCTTGAGCAACGCCAAGCCCTCCGGATTGATTGAGTAAACTCTGTGTGCCATATTGTTCCCCTTTTGTGTGTGTAGCGACTTGCTACGGTGTAATTATAAGTGAAAAAATTTACGTTTAGAGTAGGGGATAACCCTATTTACAAAAATAAATTTCTACCCTCATAATCCGCCATGAACCCAACATTTCAAGACTTTATGGCAGACCTGAACGCCCTTGTGCGTCAGCAGCCTGATACCGAAATCGAGGCCATCATCTGGTTGTCTAGCTTGCAATTCAACTGCGTCATGGCTATTGAGACTATCCAACGCAACGACCTAAACAAAGAGAATTTCGGAGGCACAGACTGATGAGCGACCCAGTAAACCACCCGCCGCACTACACCGAGCACCCGTCTGGAATCGAGTGTATTCAAGTGACTGAGCACCTTTCGTTCTGCGTTGGCAATGCGATTAAGTATCTGTGGCGCGCAGATTTAAAGCACCCCGATGCGATACAAGACCTAAAAAAAGCTGTCTGGTATATCAACCGCGAAATTGAACTGCGCCAAAAACGGGTATAATTGTTTGAAACGCGGCTAGGTTGGGATTTGCTCCCCGACCGAAAGAAGTTCCTCCCTCTTCTGCCGTTGTTTCTTTTCTTTGGGAGCGTTTAAAAGGTGAGCAATATGCACTATTACAAGTTCAACATTGCCGACTATCGGAAAGACACGGGGCACTTGTCTACGGTAGAACACGGCATTTACCGCCAACTGATTGACTGGTATTACCTCGACGAAAAGCCGATACCGATAGAAACCCAAGTGGTTATGCGTCGGTTAAGACTCGGTTCTGAACATGAGGCTGCTCTGCAAAATGTCCTTGCTGATTTCTTTATTAAAGGCAAGGATGGCTACAAGCAGGGTCGCATAGATTTGGAAATTAACGAATACCATAGCCAAGCTGACAAAAACCGAACCAACGGCAAGCTAGGTGGGAGGCCAAAGAAAACCCAGTCGGTTATTTCTGGGAACCCAGACGAAAGCGAAAATAACCCTAACCATAAACCACTAACTAAGAAACCATTAACTAATAAACCAAGTAGTAATGCAACGCGCGGGACGCGGTTGCCAACCGACTGGAAACCTAATGCTGATTTAGCTGAATGGTCAAAGGCGGAACGCCCCGACCTTGACCTGCGAAAAGTATTTGCTGAGTTCAAAGACTACTGGTCATCAATCCCCGGTAGCAAAGGCGTCCGCCTTGATTGGGATGCGACTTGGCGTAACTGGGTACGCAAGCAAACCGCCGCCAAGCAAACCTACGCACAAGTTGCCGCCGACGTAGCGCGAACAACAACGCCAGCACCAGCGAATCAAGACGCAGCGCTCAAGCAAATAATGGCCGACCGCGAGAACTGTTCGCCACCGCCCGAGCACATCCGCGCAATGATGAAAGGTATTCTGGGGGTGAAAAATGCGTAAGAAGTCAAAATATAAACCGCGTGGGGTCAAGCTCGATGCAGTCAGTTGGGTTTTGACTGGCATGACAAAAGTATCAGCTAAAGAGTCCGAGTACGTCACGATGCACTTGAAAAACATGAGTGCGCTTGACTCGCTGACAAAAGGCACGGCAACGCGAAGTGAAGTGGACGTAGTGATTGGTGTAATTAACGTCGCTGAGGCGCTTTGTGAACTTGGGTTCGGTAAAGAGTATCACCAGTTGGTTTTAAGCGCGTCTAGCGCCCTGTACGACGTTTGCAAACGGTCTTTGAGTATGGGCGATAGATTCGTATGCCGAGGCCAAGAGTTGGCAGCGATAAAAGATGGCTACGAGGTGCACGACGCGCAGATGGAGACGTGCACCATCGCCGACTTGGACAAAGCGTTAGACATTATTGAAGCCGTATTGAAAGCAAAGAAAGCGAAGGTCATCGATGCCTAGAAAGCTAATCCAAATTGACCACATCATGTTTTGTAAGACATGGCGCCTGTTCGACTACTACGAAAAGCAAATGAGTGCCCATGACCTAGCGGACGCTTTGCAGATAGCCATCCTGACGTCTTGGAAGTGGTGTCGCGCTTTACACGCGCAAGGGCTTATCCATATATGCGATTGGCGACAGGACACATTAGGCCGTTATCAGACTCCGGTGTACGCCTACGGCGATAAGCTGGACAAGCCTAAGCCGCGCAAGACCAACTTAGACCGTCGGCTTGAGTACGAGCGCAGGAAAGAATTACGAAAGCAAGCAAGGGCAGAAAAAAAGGCAAAAAATGATTCAATATCAAATCACAATGACGAACATAAAGACTCACTTTTCGCAAGTGCGTCAGTTGAAGACACCACTAATAGACTTTTTAATGGAGCCGAGCAATGTTGATTACCCTCGAATTTTGGTTTTCGTATCTGCTGTCGGTGCTGTGTCTTTTTGCGCTGGCATTGTTTATCAACTCACGTTTGGGTGACTACGAATGAGCACAATAAACAAACCACAAAACCCAGTGGCTTGGGTAACTTCCGAATCTCTGCGAAGTTTGCAAAGGGGTGGCAACGGAAAAGGTACTGTACCAGTTCACAAAGCACCAAGTCGTAAGTCAAATTCCCCTTTGTACGCCGAACCGCAAAAACGTGAATGGGTTGGTCTGACGGATGAGGAGATGGATGAAGCATTGAACTCGTGTGATACGACAGATATATACAAGTATTTCAGAGCCATTGAAGCCAAGCTGAAAGCGAAGAACACATGAGCAAAACACTAGCCAACAAAATATTAGACAGGATTCGAGATGGTGCAATCTACCCTCCCCACGTCGTTGACGAAGCACTCAAAGCAACGGGCGACTTGGAAATCCCCATTTACTGATGAGCAGCGCACGCACTTTGCCAAGGTTGCCGCCGAGCAAAAGCAAATCGACAACATGGCAACGGCGCGTGAACTGGTGCAGATGTTCTATGCCAAAGACAAAGGCATCCGCAACACTTGGCTACGGGAGGCGCTTAACCGCATCGCCAGTAAGCAGGGCAGCGGGCACGCTCACAACATCCGCACTTGCATGACAGCAGTCAGGACGAACGAATATGAAAATGACCTTGCGTAATAGCAATGAAGGCGTCAAGCAGATGCGCCAGCTATGGGTGAAGATGAAGGAGTCGCTGGATACGGGCGTAGCGTTGACCGTGCAGGTTGAACGCGAAAACCGAACGCTTGACCAGAACGCGATGTATCATTCCATCATCCACCAAATCGCTAAACAGGCTCAACATTTAGGCTCAACTTGGGACGCTGAATCTTGGAAGCGACTTTTGGTGGATGCCTACACTAAAGAGCAATGGTCTGGAAGTTCGGGGCAAGTCATTCCCAATCTGACGGGCGATGGCATTGTGCAATTGGGTTTACAGACCCGTAAATTTACTAAGCAACAAGCGTCCGAGTTCACCGAGTGGCTGATGGCTTGGGCAGCGCAAAATGGGGTGGTGCTCGATGAAGGGTAAAACACGGTCGGCCTCGGAAAAGGCACTACAAGACCGAATCGCACAATTAGGTTGCATCGCTTGTTTAAAGGATGGCGTCTTCAATGACTTGGTATCCATTCACCATATCGACGGGCGAACCAAGCCAGACGCACACACAAAGGTTTTACCGCTATGCGCCGGTCACCACCAAGACGGCACGGGTCACGCAGGGCTTATAGCGGTTCACCCTTGGAAGAAACGGTTTGAACAACGATACGGCGGGCAGTACGCTTTACTGGATGAGGTTATGCGGATGATTGACGACCAATGAAAATATTAGGCATAGACCCCGGCTTTAGCGGCGCTTGGGGGATGATTGACTGGCACGGCGACTTTGTGGCTTGCGGCGATATGCTAAACGACAGCAAACAGCTACTGACCAACGACATACACAGCGAGATAAGCCAAGCCCGCGATGCGTGCGACCTTGAGATATGCGTGGAAGCCGTACACTCGATGCCCGCGCAAGGTGTAG